TATTTCAGTGATGTTATACTCTTGATTTAATACGGCTGCGGTTATGTTACCACCAAGAGAAGCTGCACCACTAAAAGTTACAAAGTCATTTACCACCGCACCATGAGCCGCATCTGTTACAGTGATTACGGATGATCCATTACTTGCAGCAAAGGTTACATCCCCTGCTGCTGTCGTATTACGAATAGGGGTTATGTCGTTAAAGGCACCACCGTCTTGGTTAATATAGTATTTGAGAGATGTGCCAATGCCTATCAATCGGCTGTTATCTAATGCCACCCAAGGGTGCATAGCTCTTGCCGTACCTAAGTAAGATGCTGTGGTGAACTTTAACCAACCACCAATCTTCTCAGGCATACCAAAGCGAAAGCGTACCTTGTCTATGTCAAACCAACCGCCCTCGTTAGTGTAAGAGGTAGTCTCTCTGTTGACACCTGGTTTGAATTGGAGTTTGGTTAGTGGCATCTAGCATCCTATGCGTTAAGTGCGTCTAAATCATCCCAAACACGTTGAGCGTGTGCAGCCGCATCAAAAGCGGTTGTTGCACCTGGATCTTCCTCTGTTGGTGCAGGGTCTGTCCAACTATTTGCTGATGCTTGAGCAGTAAGGTATGTCTGTAAATTATCTTTAGATGTTATTTCCTCAATTGCACCAGAAATATCTGAACCATCAGCCGATATGCCGATCATAATCCAATCTTGTGGACTAGCTGTACCACTATCTGCAACGGGATACATACCACCTGTTGATTGCGACACACCAAACTTTAACCAAGTTGGTATAGTGCCGTCACTTTCTAGTCTGTACTTTACTACTTTGTGTGCCATTTTTCTTATCCTCTAGCTGTGGAGTGTTAGTCAGAGATGTTCTGTCCATGATATCAAAACCACGGCTGTTTGCAAAGTCTCCAGGGCAATCTGCCCATTTTTCTGCACAAGCCTCTAACCACTGAACCGTGTGGTGATGCTCTGGTGCCTTACCTTGTTTAATAATTTCGTTTTCCCATTGTAAATATGAAAAGACTTCAGCCTGTGCCTGCGCTGCATTGATCCCTAGATCAAACACATAAATAAGATTACCTTCATCTATCTGACCATTACGACTTCTAGCTGCATTCAATGCTTGCTTCATACAGGTCATAATATGGTACTTAACTTCTTCGCGCTCATAGTCTTCTTCGGTAAGCTCGTCCTTGCCGATCTTCTTCATCAAGTTGTCATACTGATTGGTAAAGAAGTTTAGCTTACGCACCGCAGCTTCTACATATCCACGAGAGCTTGCCGCCTGTGCCTGCTTTTCGTTAATCTTAATCTCAAGCATCTCACGTTCTAAATCATCATCTTCTTCTAGGAGCTTACGCTCTAGCTTCTTGAGCTTTACTTCTTCCTTCTTCATCTTGAAGTAACCCTCTTGCAGGGCGGACTTGGTCTTCTCAATCTCAGCAAGGCTGTGCTTTACGGAACGTATAGGTGTGATTGCAGTTACATCTAGTGTCACACTCATCATCTGTGAATGAGATTTATAGAAGTTGCTAGATGCCTGTGCGATTGCAGGAGCTTTTTCTGCAATGTTTGCCAACATGGATTTGTATTCAGGCTTCGCTTGTGGAAGCTGAATCTTAATGTCAGGCGTTGTTAACGCGATTTCATTTGTGGTATCTTTTGGCATTATGATGGCTTCGTTGGCATGGTGTGAGTATGAGGCCATCCTGATGCACTTGGCAAGTCTCTAAGTGCTTTGCGGTATGTAACCCACTCAGCTTTCTTTTCTGTGCTCAAAGCAGTGTCAGCCATTTGTGTCCAATCAGATTCAGCAAGAAGTAATGTTCTATTTGATCTTTGAGCTTCAGCCGCTTCGGCATCAATACGAGCGCGGTACGCTGTGGTTTGTGCGTCAACCGTTTGTACTTTACCATCTTCGTCTGTGTGCTCAGTAAACACTGGCCCAACAGAATTAACTGTCATCCAGTTGCCGTCAGAATTTTTTTCTACACCAGACCTAAAACTAAACTCGTAAGGCGGGGTGGTTTTAGCTTGAGCACTTTCCATAACAGGATCTGCACCTAAACCGTCTAGTCTTTCTTTGGTAAGCGTTGGTTCTAGAACAGGTCGAGTTTTCTTGTGCATGATGCGGAAAGATATTTCCGTCATCACCTCTTCTGTTTCTCTTATTCTTATTAGTCCCATGACTAAACTCCTTTATGTTGCGACTGCGTAAAAGATGTATGTTCCATCAGTAAAGTCACCTGAGATTTGAAAGCCAGATGATAGCGGATCAATATAGTCAGTGTTGGTAACTTCAGCCGCTGTTGAGTTTAGCAATAAGTAAGGATCATTACCAGAAACTATGCCTCGCACACTATCCCAAATATACCAATCTCCAGTTGCGTCAGTTCGCTTCAGAATTACAAGCCTAGCTCCTGAAGTAAAGCCACAATCTACGTCTGTAGAGCTTCCTGAGTGAACCACATTTCCCATCTTAGATACACCTGCTACGGTAGCGAAAAGATAGGCTACGTACTTTTCACCTGATTGATTTACTCGCCCCTCGTCACCTACGGTAAAGACTGAGCTAGTTGGATTAGTGTGGTTCCAATACTTAATTGTATTAGCATTCTGATTAACGGCACCCGTGTTGTTTAGATACAAATAATTTTGCTCTGGGTTTGTTATACCTGCATGATAAACACTCCAATCTTCACTGTCATCACGATCCTTTATCCACATCATCTCAGGTGCAACACCAAGGTTATGGCTTACAGTTCTTGCGCTTCCTGTGCCTGTGTAGCAACAAACCTCGAAATAACTAGGAGCGCGCTTCCAACAAAAATTTACATAAGTAGCGCTATTAGTGTCTCTATAGGTTTGCGTTCTTAGTGCATTAGTATGGTCAAGCTGCATACCTTGACTTGGATAACTAGATTCACCTCCAGTACCACTTGTATACATTTCTTTCCCAGATCCTCTTAACCTATCGTTGAGAGCAGGTGAGTCACCAGAAGTACTCCTACTCATGTTTATAACCATGTCAGGAGTTATATTTAAACTGATCTTTTGTCCACTGCCACCTGCACCAGTGTAAATACGAGGTTGAAAAACCTTAGTCGCATCAGTAGGTGCAGCTAGTGGGCCTCTGCGGATTGCCATGTATATTACGGTATCCCCAGATTGTCCGAAGGCACTACTACCATTATTATTTACTGTAAAACCACTAGCAGTTGGAACTACCCTATTAGTAGCAGAACCTGATGCTGCGGAATTTTCATTTGATAAAAGATATTCCCAATCTGCGTGTGCCATACCTCTTATTGTATCTTGTATAAACCATCCTTCTGATCTAGTAGCATTTTTAACTATTATCCATTGAGGCTCAAAACCAAGATTAACATTAACCGCACCAGAACCTACACCAGTAAAACTTCCACACTTAATAATATCATCACTTCCAGTAGGGCCGAACCCACCGTCATTATTGTTGTGTGCAAAAATGTAGGCTACGTAGGTTGATCCATTGCCATTCACACCACCGTTTGTACCTACAGTGAATACAGAGTCAGTAGGGGCGGTATCGTTCCATATAGTAGCATTATCAATCTGTGCATCGGTGCTGTTTAGTTGAAAATACCAATCTTCTGGAGAAGAACCACTATTTAACTTTCTATGATATACATGCCAACCATCAGAACCACTAGTAATTTTAACGATTATCATGCCTGGAACTGATCCTAGATTATGGCTTATAGTTCTACCTGCTGTTCCATCCCCAGTATACGTTACAATATCAAAAAATTTAGTTTGCTTCCTAAATGTCCAAGAGACATATTCTCCACCGTTTCCTCCAACTAAACCATCACTACCAACATTAAAACCATTTGTATTAAATGCTTGTAAACCGTTGACTTCAGTACCTTCAGCGGTAGTTGCATTTGTTCGTAAATCTTTTTTGACACCTCTTTCTGTATCATATAAATCATTGTGTTCAGTAGCATCTCTTCGTTTAATCCAAACCAAACCACCTTTACCACCTGTACCCGCAAATGGGCCAAACTCTGATGCAACAGGTGAGTTATTTAAAGTAAGGGCTACTGAGTTTCCTGAGTTATCAACAAAAGGAGTTGACCCTTGCGCTGTTAGTAAACTAGTTCCTGACACTGCTGTAAGTGCTGCTGTCGGTGCAGTGAAGTTAGAAGTATATAAAGCCGTTCCTTTTACAACACGGAGATTTGATATAAAGCCGTCAAGATTATAACTATTTTGTTCTAACGAACCACCAAAAGAAAAGTCACTTGCAGGTTGAACATAGGTAAGACTATCGCTGTAAGTAGAACCTTGCTGCGTACCATCTAAAAACATCTTTGTAGATCCAGATGCTCTTGTTACTGCTACATGATACCACGTGCCTAATACTAAGGAGCTTGAATAAGCTCGTCCTGAACCCCCTACATAAAAAATAATATAGTTGTTGCTATCTATATAAATGATTGGAGAGTTAGTAGTAGCATCCTGAGTAGGAGTTCTCTGGTCATATATATTATGATAATTTTTAGAAGTTTTAATATTTATAAAAGCTTCTATTGTAAAATCACCAGTACCAAAATTAAAATTAGAACTTGTTGGTATATTTACTCTTGTATTTGTATTAGCACTTGTTCCTGAAAAAACTGCTGACCCACCATCATTAGAATTACCTAACGCAATTCCGTTTTCTATGACTTGTGGATCTCCTATTCCGTCATACAAAAGTGTTGAAAAAACGTCCGTAACATCATCCGCTACGTTCCCAACCGTGGGCCATTTGCTTTTCTTCTGTAGCTCTACAACTTCGTCTATTGACCACACCCCTGGAGCAGAGGTTGTTTGTAGGTTATTAGCAGGCTCGACAGCCGTGGCTCTAATTATATTAGCCTCGTATCGTTTATCTGACATTATGAAAGTCCTCCGTGACCATTAGAACAAGCCATACTAGAACCATAAGTATTTCCAGTTGCATAATCACCGAAATCTATAGCATTACCTGTGCTTGCTATTGTGACATAATCTAAGCCATCATAAAAAGCATTAATCCCTGCACCAAACACAGCCCTAGTTGAACTTGTTGCCCCACCTAAACCATACCTCGCTACAGTTAAATCACCAAAATCTGAGGCGTTTCCTGCGGAAGCTATTGTAACGTAATCAATGACATTTGTTCCTCCGCCAGAACCTCCTGCAAACAATCCTCTTGTTGCGTTTGACGCTCCCCCTGGAGCATTTCTTGCTACAGTCAAATCACCAAAGTCAATTGAGTTACCTGTGCTTGCTATCGTGTTATATTGTATTACGTTACGTAGAGCGCCCGCATTATAACCCCCTGCAAACAACGCCCTTGTAGATGAAGCACATCCTGCTAAACCAGATTCAGAAACAGTGAGATCACCAAAATCTGAAGCGTTACCAGTGCTTGCTATGGTTATGTAGTCTATTACATTTTTTGTATAACCATTTGAATCTGCACCACCCCCAAATAAAGCTCTAGTAGAGTTAGAAGCACCACCTAAATAACTTTTTGCTTCACTTAAATCTCCAAAGTCACTAGCATCCCCTGCTGTAGCCATCGTTATGTAATCTATAGTATTAACTCTAGTAGAAGCCGGTGTACTATAACCACCTGCAAATACCCCCCTTGTTGAAGAAGATCCACCTGTACCAGTATACCTTTCAACAGTTAAGTCTCCAACATCTTGTGCATTACCTGTTGTTTCAATAGTAATTTTATGTATAAAATTACTTCCTGAACCAAGTTGGCTTGCAAAAAAACCAAAAGTTGGAGCAACAGGCCAATCTGAAACATTCTGCATCTGCGTTGAGAGCGACCATACACCTTGATAATTTGGCATTATTGAAGTCCTCCGTGTGAATTGGACATACCTGCGGAGCCTTCTCCTTTAGCTTGAGTCAAATCACCAAAATCAGACCCGCTTCCTGTAGATGCAGTGGTATGGTAATCTATAGTATTTACATAAACAGAACTTGTAGAGAATCCTCCCGCCCAAATACATCTTGTTTCTCCCGCTGCGGGAGCAGGATAATCTCTTCCTTGCGTTAAATTTCCAAAATCCGCTGCATTTCCTGTAGAGGCTATAGTGCTATATTCCGTTCCTGCGGTTATTCCACCCGCATCACGACCTGCTCCCCATAATGCACGAGTAGAACCTGCGGCTCCTCCTTGCCTCCGATAACTTGTTGCCAAATCACCAAAATCCGTTGCGTTACCTGCGGAGGCTATAGTGACATAATCCAAAACGTTACATGAATTACTGCCAGAGTTGTCATTACCGCCTGCCCAGATTCCTCGTGTTGAGTTTGAAGCGGCTGTTGTTTGATTTCTTGCAAGCGTCAAGTCTCCAAAATCTGTGGCATCGCCAGTTGAGGCAATCGTAAAATATTCTATGTTATTAAGAGGTGGGGTACCGCCACTGACATTACCGTTACCTCCACCTTTTAAGGCTCTAGTTGAGTTGCCGCAACCCCCAGGACTACTAAAACTGTTTTGAATTAAATTACCAAAAGTTGTATTTGTGCCACCAGAAGAAAGAGTAACATATAAACATCTTTTACCAAGACCTAAACTACCAAGATTTGCAGAGCCTCCCATAACAAGACCTCTAGTCGTACTACTTGCGCCACACGTTGCATATTGACCTTCTGATAAATCGCCAAAGTCGGTAGCGTTGCCAGTGCTAGTTATAGTAATTACATCAATTTCTGTTAAGAGTGCAGAAGGGCTTTGACCATAACCTCCCGCGATAAAAGCTTGTTGAGGCAAAGCAGGAGTAACGCTACCACTTGCATCACTAGGCGCAGAATACCCAAACGCATTTATTGCCCAGACGTTAAACGTATAGCTTGTGCCGTTAGATAAACCAGTGACTGTGATTGGAGAAGAAGACCCAGAAACGCCTGCGCCAGTATTTGACTGCGCTCTAAATCCAGTAATTGCAGACCCACCAACATCAGTCGGCGCGGTAAATGCAACGCTTACTGACTGATTACCCGCCGTACCACTAACACCTGTAGGGCTGTCTGGTGCATTTAGCCCGTCTTGACCTATAAAGCCGCCTCTACCTCTAGCCATGTGCGACTACTCCTAGTCAGAAATTTGCTCGTAGCTTACAATTACTTCTAAATCGCTTGCAGTACCCGCAGTTGCACTTATCGAAGTATTCTCTTCAAGATAAATTGCGGTGCTCTTATCCAACACAATCAATGATGCGTCAGCAGGAACAGATACGGTTGCAACAAGCGAGTATGCTGTGCCCCCACCTGATGCCGCGCTGTGTACATCTATGGTTATGTCACAAGCATTTGTGCCATCTACGTTTGCAACTTGGATCATGTTTACTTTTAGAACATCATCACTTGATGCTGCGTTGCTTAGAAGTGTAGTCTGTGATGTTGAACCCAATGCAACCACTGCGGTTTTTCCTAGTATTGAGCTTACATTTACAATG